TGGATAATGAGGGAACGATTTTCTACATAAATAATAAAAACGGGACTTCTCAAACGACAAGCACTAATTACACCCCTGAAAAACCAGTAACTCCGACGTTTTATGATGAAAGTGAATTCAAAGCTGTTCAATTTCAGACAGTTATAAAAAATGATGATGTAGATGATTAGGAGGGAATTAAATGCCAAATCCAGTTAAAATTCCTCTCCCAAATTCTGGTTATTCAGCACAATTACGCGGGGTATCGGGTAAAAATACAGCTGGTATTACTATTCAGGGGACATACAATTCAAATTGGGGAATGTATGTGTTCAATATCGAAGTTTCCGGGCCATATGAATTATGGGTTGATCCAAACGGTGGATCAAATTATTCTAAAGATTCTGTCTGGAGTGGTACAAATGGGAAATGGTTACCCGGGCAGGATATGATTGATTCAGTTAATTAAAGGAGGCAAAATGAAAAAACTTTTCATCGTACTCCTTGCTTTAATGACAATATTGTCATCTATTTTGTTCACGCAAATCAGCAAATGGCGTGTAAAAACTCTTGAAGCGATTAATACATTTATCGTTAAAGGGAAAGATCGAACGACCTTTTTCGATAATTTGAACAATTCAAATCAATTAACAACTACGGGTATTGAAGATAGTACAATTACAAAGCCAAAATTATCACCAGGTGTTTACCAATATATCGATGCATCTGGAGGTGGTTCTATTACGAATAATCCAGATGATCATACTATACGGGTGAATCAGTCTAACGCGCTATACGTAGACACAACAGGGAATTGGATGCTAACGGATATTGATAAAAAAGTTAATGGCAATACCTCTGCCACCGACACCGTAGGCCGCCGTGGATTGTGGTTAATGGTTAAAAACTCATTTGCTGTTGATACCGCACAGCTTAAGACTTTAGATCGAGGAAGTTATGCTTATCTTGAAAGACTTTCTTCAGCGAGCAGTAACGGTGGGGGGTGGTTTGCTGTTATGGATTCAACTTATCCAGAAGGCATTATCGCCTTTAATCATCCTACGTCAGGTAAACAGTGGGTTAGGGTTGACTTTCTCACTAATTTATTGTTTAATGTAACATGGGCAGGCGCTAACGGTTTCGATGGTAATGATGATACTGATGCTTTCGTAAAGTGCTTAAAGCATATTGAAATAATCGCCAACAATAGTACACAAGTTCCTACTTTATATGTACCTGTTGGTGTTTATTATGTTGGGAACGTTGTGTTGCCTATTAATGTTTTAGTGAAAGGCGAGGAAGTCAGGTCAACGACTCTGGTGTACAAAGGCGCGGGAGGTGCTGGTACGTTTATATTTAAATATAGTGCGGCTTCAGGGTCTACTCCTTATTATGGGTTTGTTAATATAGCTATGATTGGTGATGAAAATTCTGGCGTTTTGCCGGAAAATATAATATTTTGGGATGCAGGCGTAGATTGGGGTTTCAAACTCGATAATGTCCTTCTTTCTGGCAGTTTCGGGGATGGAATAGTTTTCAACAAAGGATATGTTAACTTATATGTAAATAGAATCAGGTTCGGTTGGTTTGGCGGTTTTTGTGTTAAGTTTGTTGCCCCCTCTGGTATGGAAAACCGTCCAGTATCTATAGAGGATTTTACTTGGGACAATAATGCTAATTCTACTGCTGTTAACCTTCTAAAATCTTACGGTGCATCGGATGGGAGCTTCGTCGGCAAAGGTTTGATAAGTGTTATTGATAGCGGAGGTATAGGCGGGGTTTATTTAGAGCTTACGGATGGCCGCATTGAATTAAACAAGCCTCTTGGTTCTCCGTTTTCTATAATACACGTTCCAGAGATAGGCAATGACGCTGTGCAACCTACGTTATTTATCAGAAATGTTACGGCTTTCGGACAATCCTCAAACGTTCCATTTTTTATCTTGGCTTCAAGGCCTTCGAGACTAAGGGCGAATCTCGTGAATGTTGTATTAGACAAAGTAATAGCTATTTCCTATGAGTCACAAGATGTATCGGAGCTTGTTTACTCACAGCCTCATGGTGTGTTCCAAAATCTAAATACACCGTTTGGTTATGGCTGGAACCAAAGAAACACATTAACAGGGAATAGGCTTGAGTTCGCGGATAATTATCCAAATGGTTACGAGCATGTTAAAAAAGGTGACGTATTTATTGACATAAAGCCTGACACAAATGGTACCCTTGGGTACGTTCTCGTGTCTCCTGACTCTGGCTGGGTCGTTAGCAACGGAGCAGTTACATGGTCAAACGCATCTATGAACTCGGGGGAAGACAGTTTGAGAGTATCTATAGATAAGAATCTGTTTCCCGGGGTTAGGGTTATTGTTCCAGGTGCGGGTCCTTCTGGTGCTGACCTTGAGGCTACTGTTATTGAGGTAATTAGAGAAAAGAATATATATCGGCTTAGCAAGAAGGCGTCGACAACGGTGTCTGGTGTTACTGTTAGACAACCTGCCCCAGTCTGGAAAAGCTTCGGTTTAGTCAATGTTACAAAGGTTGTTTCGATGGACACAAGTTTAACCCCTACAACTACCGAGGGCATTCGCCAAACTTTAAACGATTTAATTGAAAATCTTAAAAAGGCAGGTATAATGTTAAAGTAGGAGGATAAAATGGTTAGAATTTTATTATTTTTGTTAATTGTTCCTTCATTGTGGTCACAGTGGTCATTTTTTAGGCACCCTGGCATACGTGGGGCTCCTGACTCGGTGCTTATTTCTAAACCACTTGGTGTATATTCAAATTCAATTTTCAACGCTCCTGCCTTGTTTAACGTGGATGCTGGAGAAGAATTTAAGATCGACTTTACGAATACTACTGAATATCTCAAGATATTTGGTGGTGTTATTGAATTCTACAGGAGCGCTACATATCTTTGGAATCCGGCCGCTGGTGGTGCATGGGTTGTTTCTGTTGGAGGAACTTATCAATATTCAAATAAAAGGCTTATAGTTAATGACAAGAATGTACATTTGTTCACTAATACGACTAACGATTTAGGGGCGTCTGGGATGCTTATATTGTACAATGCAGCGCAACCTCCCACGACGCCTGCCACTAACGCCGCAGGATTTTATGTTTCTTCTGGTGAAATGTACGTTTATGATGGAGCAGGAAATGCTACGCTCATATCACCTCACGACTCAACTGGCAGATGGATATTTTATTCAAAGAATCTAAAATCAGGCAGGGAGATAAAAGTAAATATGGAAGAGTTAATTTTAGATTTAGCTAAATTTATGAGTAATATAACTGGAAAGGATTATATAGAAATTTCTGAAGATTCTGATTATAAGTAATGACACGCATTCAATTCACAGAAAGCGTCCGGAAATTGTTAAACTTCTGTTATTACCATGGCATCCAGGTACAAATCGACTGGGTACGCCGATCTACGAGGGAGCAAGAACACCTTTTCAGATCTGGTGTAAGCTGGACAATGCGGTCAAAGCATCTATCGGCAAAGGCAGTGGATCTGCAGGTCATTGAGAATGGGGAATTCGTAGAGGACGGCTGGCAGTATGAAGCCATGGGACGTTACTGGAAATCCCTTGGCCCCGGGCATGTGTGGGGTGGGGATTGGAATAATAGAGATGTTTACCATTTTGAAGTAAAATAGCCTACCCTAAATTTTTCTCTTGACAATCTTATTTTTATTCCCTATTTTGTTGACAACATTAACAGGATCTAATATGGCAAGTTATATTGTTCGACTACTGTGGAGTCGCGGTATCACCTTGGAAGACATCGCCAAAGAATTCGGAGTTTCCCGCCAATTTGTTAGCATGGCAATTACCCGCCAGAGGAATTCAAAGAAAGCTCGCCAAATTAGGCGATATGTCCAAAAAATCATAAAGGAGGAGTAATATGGCATACTATATTCTCAATTCGGCCGTGATAACCACACCGGGAAATTATATTTATCTGCATATTAACATTAATGAAGCCCGGCGATGGTTAAAGGAGAATCCCTGGGAATCTACTCTTGGTTACGAGGAAACTGCCAAGGCACTGGAAATGCTGGTGGGAATAAAAATCCCAGTTAATCGGAAATTGATTAAAATGAAACCGGGTGATGAGGCACTGGTTTTTCGTTTAACCCGCCGTCTGGATGATCCCGCCATCAAAGGCTCAGTTGGCATCGATTTCATCATTGAAAATTGTGAAATCGGAATTCTTAAAAGACTAAAATAGGAGGAGCCATGAAAGATCGTCGAATTCTATTAATTATCGGCTTAAGTCTGATTATTCTGAGTCTTTTACTCATATTAAAAGTTTCCGGCGCGATATTGGCCCTGACCCCAATGGTCGTCCGTGCAAAGAAAAAAGAGATTCAATCATTTAAACACCGGGTGATGAAAATCATGTGGGATTTGCGGGAGGAAATCGGCGAATTAAATATGAATCCAGCCCGGGATGAAATGTATGGCCTGATCACACATGCTTTCGTATTTACTAACCATGAGAATTTCCAAAGAGCATTTGATGTAATCCAGGATCTGAAAACAATGTTTCAGGAATTGGATATCCGACCGCAAAACAGCATTATCGACATTGAATCGTTACTGAAAAATTTGATTCAATTGCAAAAAGAACTGGAGCCCAGCCATGCCGGGGATGTTAGAGGTTAACAAAAGCATCACAGTATGTTCAATTTGCGCTGAAAAAATCGATTACGATAAAGATCAGGTTTATGACCTTGAGGCAGGCAGGTATTGTATGGAGTGTTGCCGGTCATATCTTCTAAGAATCATACATAAGTACATAGAAATCCTGGATGATCTTTATTATAAAATACAATATAAATATCAGATACAAACCGAAGACGCTGAAGAAATATACCAGGCATTATTAAATATAGAAGAGGAGCTGACAAATTTAAGGAGGTACGCAAACAATGAGTAACAGCTTTTTTAAGGATCTCGAAAACACACGGCCATTTTTGAAGATGGCCTTTGAAGGTTTTCCGGGTACCGGTAAGACTTATACGGCGAGTCAGATTGCCATAGGTCTGCACCGGATGATCAAATCAAAAAAGCCGATTGTGTTCTACGATACCGAAAGGAGTCTCAAGGCCCTAAAGCCCCTGTTCGACAAGGCCGGTATCAAAGTTTTGGTAAAGGAATCGAGAACTCTGGCTGATCTGGAGATGACAATGAAATATTGCGAGGAAGGGACGGCGGATATTTTGATCATCGACAGCATTTCTCATGTCTGGGAGAGCTTTGTACAGGCATATATGAAGCAGAAGAAGCGCAATCGACTAACACTCGGAGACTGGGGGATCATCAAGCCACAGTGGAAGGAACGATTTAGTGATAAATTCGTGATGTCACCGATTCATATCATTTTCACCGGCCGTGCAGGATATGAATTCGATTTTGAAGAGGATGAGGATGGCCAGAAGCAATTGATCAAAACCGGAATCAAAATGCGTGCTGAAACGGAGATGGAATATGAGCCGGATATCGTAGTTTTGATGGAAAAAGAAAAAATCATGGAAAAGAATACGATGCGGCTGGTGCGCTATGCCAATGTGTTGAAAGATCGATCGACAATTATCGACGGGAAAAGATTCATGAATCCTACCTTCGAAGACTTCAAGCCCGCGATTGACGCTATGTTGGCTGGAGAATATGTCCCAGAAGAAGTCGAAGAAACACCGGATGTTTTCCCGAAAGATGGTGAAGATAAACGCACCCAGCGTCAGATTTTAACTGAAGAAATTTCAGGGTTATTTCTGCAAATTGCTCCAGGACAAAGTGCCAGAGAAAAGAAATTCCGGGCGGATCTTTCTGAGCGCGTTTTTAATACTCGAAGCTGGACCAAGGTGCAGACCTTACCAATCGAAATTCTGGACTGGGGGATTAACGTGCTCCAGAAATTCAAGAGGGAATTCCATTATTACGTTGTTCAACAACAACGCGAAGGTCTTCAGTGGACAGAGGAAGAAGCATTTGAAATCTTAGACAAAATCCTGTACAAGCCCAAAAACGAGAAAGAAGAGCTGGAGCAAATGTTCGGTCCGGATGATAGAGAGAGGACGGTAGAAAATGAAGCTAAAACTGAAAGCAAAGCTGAAAAAGTTGAAAATAAAGATAATGATCAGCCGACACTGTTTTAAGAGTGGTGGTAGGATAACATAAAAAAGCCCGGCTATATCCCGTTTAGCGAGATGAATGGTCTTTGACATGGCTCTCCATTTTTAAATGGGGAATTGTTTGATCTTTCAACCGATTTTTCAAGAGCCATGCATGAGATTCACGTGAAAGGCTGCCCTGTCGGCTCCGCCGGGTAGATCGGCAGGGCAAGTTTTAAAAATAGCAGGAGGAGATATGTCAATAAATATCAAAATCGAAAAAAAGGCCGGCTATTCTGCAAAATGGTATTTTAAAATTAGCAATGACCATTATATCCATGGTTATAGCATAAAAGAAATCTTATCACCAGCAATTAATAAACGAGATACTTGGAAGTTTATTACAAAGGGTAAAGAGTATAACATCCGTTATATTTACTTGGAAAATGATTATTACATTATTGAATTCGTGGAGAATCACGTACCAACAAATGCAAATATTGACAAATTTTTTAGTGATACGTTTGATAAATTATATGATTTTTTTAATGAACTGATAGAACTTTATGAACTTAGTAAAGCAATTAAAATTTATGAGGAAGGCAGTAAATGAATTGTGACGAACTTATATTCGCCCTTGTACTGGGTTATATGTTTGTATTCCTCGTTTTGATAATTGTAGGAATACTAATAAAAATGGAATTCAGCTACTTCAGGAAAAAAGACCAAAATAAAATCCGCGAACTGGAATCATTTGTTGACATGGTTGAAGAATTTTCCGGGGATTTTATGTTGATGGAGGAAATAAAGGCACTAAGAAAGAGATTAGGAGAAAGCGATGAGCGATTTTGATTTCAATGATGCATTAACAAAATTGGATCTGGCCATTGACTACATTGTGGATGTTAAGAATTTGATTTGGGATCTGGAAGGTAAATATGAGGATTTATTAGATGAAGTAGAGAATATGAAAGTGACAATAAGAGACTTGCAAGAACAATTAGAAGACTTGCAAGAACAATTAGAAGAAAGGTCGAAATGATGTACTACATATATTTTGCAGACGGGCCAGAAGAAGGCCGTAAAATACTTAAAGAGAAGGCTCCGGAAGTGTTAGAGATTTACTCTAAGGATGGTGAGCTATTAATATATAGAAAAGTTAATACGACTGTGAGACTTGATACCTATCCGGTATGCATTTATGAAATAGAAGGAGGAGACAATGAAAGCGAAGGTTGATAAGAGTGGGTATTTGTGGTTGGAGCGGGTTGGGAAATTGAAGCCGGTGTGGTGCCCATACACTTACCGGGGGCCGGCGGATGATATGTTGGAATGTGGTGAGTGGTGCCCTTTATTCCGTGTCGACTCTCCCCACCAAGATGTTCAAGAAGGAATTTATTGTATTGAAATTGAATTGTGTCGCGCCAGATATGTAATTGATCGAGATGATTTCATTGACGAAAGGGGAGAAAAATGAAAAAATACCGCAAGAGGCCAATCATTATCGAAGCAATCCAATGGGATGGCAAACCAGAAACCTATGAAAAGATCGAGAAATGGAGTAATGATACAAAAAAAGAGTTGATTAAACGGAAAATTGTCTATGCAAAATATTCAAACGATTTACTTATAAAAACGCTTGAGGGAGTGATGAGAGCGAATGTAGGTGACTGGATTATTAAAGGCGTTAAAGGCGAATTCTACCCATGCAAGTCTGATGTATTTGAAAAGATGTACGAACCCGTTGATGATGAACACACACAAAACGATTTGGTGGAAACACTGGCAGATTATGCACACCGAGCATGGTCTGGGTGGATGAAATATTTGTTTAGCAAATCAAAGAAAAACAGCGATGGGACTGTAACGATACCAAAATGGGCTGTTAAGAGATGGGAAAGGCAGATGAATACTTTGTATAGTGACTTAACTGAAAAGGAAAAAGATAGTGACCGGGCGGAAGCAAACGAAATAATTGGAATTATTCAAGAATTCCTAAGGGGAAAGTTATGAAAAAATATCGCTTTAAAAAAGGATCCATTTCTATTGAAGCTGTAAAGTTAATTAGAGAAAACGCACTTCAAATAGTTCATTGGATAAATAGAAGAAACAAAAATAATATATCGGCAAAACTTTTTGATGAGGGGATCATAATCTTGACACGAGAAGGGGAGACACGTGTTTACTATGGTGATTGGCTGCTTCGGTACGGGAACGGGGTGTTTGAATTTTGTAAAGAGAACAAGATTAATGATATATTTAAATCTGATGACGAAGAACCCGCCACACAGCAACAGCCCACACCATGCGGCAATGGCAATGAAATTCACGACCTGCTTATAGAGGACATCCGCAAACGCAAAGAGCTTGGCAAACAGAAATATGGCGAGCCGCTGCGTGCATTTAATGGCAGAAATGCGCTGGTGGATGCGTATCAGGAAATCCTTGATCTGGCTGTTTATTTGAGGCAGTGGATTGAGGAGCGGGAGGAAATTATTGAAGATTTAATTTCACTTATTGCGGATGCGTGCACGGATTTGGATGGGAATTTGGATAGCAGAGGCATGGGTTCATACACGGAGGCATTGCGTACGCTTGAAATGCTTGGGATAGTCGAAATTATTGAAATACGTTCGCCTAACTGGATAATTGCGAAATGGAGGGAAAAATGAGAGAGATTAAATTTAGAGGTAAAAAAGTAGATAATGGTCAATTTGTAAATGGCCAGCTCGTACTTACTGTTGATGGTGATGTATATATTTTGGTAGAACCATATAGTGATGTTTGTGATCGTGGTGACATTTCTTATGGCACTATTGGAGCTGATCAAATTTGCGAAGTCGTCAAAGAAACAATCGGGCAGTATATAGGCTCAAAAGATAAAAACGATAAAGAAATTTACGAAGGAGATATCCTCAAAATAAACTTTGCCGAACGAGAATTTATAGGCATTGTAAAATGGGATAATACATACCTTGGATTTCACCCTTTTACTAAATATCCTTTAGATCCTGACCATGTCGAAATAATCGGAAATATTTATGAGAATGAAGACTTATTGGAGGAATAACTATGTGTAATTGCATCGAGGAAATTGAAAAGGGCAAAGTAAAAGATCAATTAACGGAAATATTTAAGAAAGAAGGCCTTACTGTAGAATTTGTAGAATTCATTGATAAGGCAATCGTTTTCTCAAATGAAATTGACTTAAAAACCATTAGTAACATAGAAATCAAAGTTAATGAGCGAAAACGGAAAATTAAAAGAAGTATAACGCATAATTTTTGTCCTTTTTGTGGGCAGAAGTATGAATCAAAAAAAGAGGATGAAAGATAAAAAGCTGGATAGCCAGATATGAAAAAAATATATCAAGCAATAGCCGATTTCTTAAAGGCATACAGGGAAGGAATGAATGACTTTTTCAAAATTTACTTTGGGGAAGAAGAAATATGGGTAAGAAAAAAATTGTAAAAATTGATTGGGACGCCATTTTCGAATATTTGCTTGGTACCTGCTATTCTCCAGCACAAGCGATTGATTATTTCGATCTGGACTGCGAACCCGATGATGTGGAGGAAGAAATGTTGAATATGGGACTTGAGATTTGTCCAGGTTGTGGCTGGTGGGTTGAAAGCTGGGAGTTGGTAGATGAAGATGGTGAGGAAGTTTTGTGTGATAACTGCAGAAGTTAAAATAAAAACAAGGAGGAGTACTTATGAACACAGAAAAAGCAGAAAAAATCCTGGCCGAAGAAGGATGGTTATTTGGCCCTTGTCAGAAAGCCGATACTTCTCACCATATTTCCCTCTTCCTTGAGGGATACTATCAGGCCGTTTACGAAATAAAAAAAGAAAATGAACCCCGCCCGGGTTGGCGACAGGATGATGGCTGGGGGGAGTAAGGTATTTAATAAAAGGAGAAAGAAAATGAGTGGTGAAAATCCGAAAATTAAGCAACTGGAAGAAATGTTAGGTAAGCTGTTAGACAAAAGTGGTTTTAAATACGAGTACAAGGAAGAGATTATTTGTGGCCATAGAGACAACTGCTGCCCAAAGTGCAAAAAGAGCGTTTATACTGTCTTTTATCATCCAGATAATGGTTTTTACAAAGGTTGTCGATCAAAATTTACGCAACCACACAATGAAATGAAAAAAGAACACTTGCACTATTATTGCCACTACTGTCGCTACGACTGGTGTGAAGAGATCGAGGAGGAGTAGCAATGACAAAAAAATTGTCAGATTATTTGACCAGATACATCGATGTTGGTGAAGATGTTGACAGCGATAGATATGAAAAGTTGAATAGTGTTAGGTATAAAAGCACGATTGAAAAAGTTTATCATTATGGTGGAATCATATACCCTGCCTTAGATTGTGGCCCACCGAATGTACTGGCCAGAAAACTGGGCATAAAGCAGAACACAGACTGGGATTTGAACTGGACCTGGCCAGAGATGATCCCCAATTATCGGACAATTACGGCTTTTGAAGTTATCGAGCATCTTCAGAATCCGTTGCTTTTCGTTCACGAAGTCTACGACCATCTGGATGCTGGCGGCACATTCTATTTGACAACGCCAGTACGCTGGTGGATGGGCAAAGGGAAACATCATTTCGCTGAATATGATGAAGACGATCTCATTTTTTTGCTTCTGGACGCAGGTTTTCAAAAAATAGAGATCGAAAGGATTCGCGTTTACCAATTGAACAAAGAACACATCGGCATTAGGCCTATTATTCGCTTTATTCGTGATCGTTTAAAGGGTCAATGCTGGTTTATTTGTGCCCAGAAAATATAATGAATACATATTCACTCTAAATTTAACGGGAGGAGCTATGCAAATTTATTCAATTAAGCTTAAGAATTTTATCTGCCACGAGAGTCTGGAGCTGGATTTTAAGAAGAAGATCAATATCATCACTGGCCCGAACGGCTCCGGTAAAAGTGCGATTCGAGAGGCGATCCTTTACGCATTAACCGGCGATATTGGACGCCATCCGGTTAAGTATGGCGAAAAAAGCTGCTGGGTGGCCCTGGTTACGCCAGATTTCGCTGTGGAAAGGCAGGAATACAATTCTTCCACGCCTACCAAGCTGAAAGTATTTGTCAAAGGCGGTGAATTCGACGGCAACAACACCAGCAAACAACAACGTCTGATAGAAATGCTGGGAACGAACGAAAAAGTTATCCGTGCGGTTATTGATTCCGGGAAATTTCTTCAGATGAAGCCGGATGAAAGGAAGCAAATTGTCTTTGACGTTTTAGACATCGAGATCACAGAGGAAAAGTTAATACAATGGCTCAATAACAAATTCGAAGGGAAAGACTGGTCTGGCTTCATAAAGAAACTGAAAAAAGAAGACAAATTCTTTAAGCTGGATCAGGAGCAGTACATCCGCAAATTGGCCACCGATATGCGGAGACTAATAAAACGCGAATTAAACAAATTGTCAGCCGAAATCGACCGCTATCTGGAAGTGGATCCGGAAGCTAAAAATCTATTGCCCAAGGCAGAGGCTCTCTTATCTCAGCTGGAATCCGAGCTTAAAGAGGCGCTTGAGCAGAAAGGGCAGAAAAAGGTTGAGCTGATGGAGGAGCTCAATAAAAAGATCGACAAAAAAACCAAAGAGCGAGAAGAGCTCTTCAAACAGCGAAGCGAAGTAGCTGCGTCCCTTGCGAAAGCCGAAAGTCATATTGCGAATCATCAGGATATGATCGAAAAAATCAAGAAACTGGGCAAAAAGTGCGTGCTGTCAGACAAAATCGACTGTCCGATGTCAGGCGAAGATATTCAGAAGCTCATAGAAGCAGAAGAGTTTGCCCTTCAAGAAACACAGAAAATGTACGATGATATCAAAAAATCAATGAGCAAACTCGACAAAAAGATCAAAAAGGCCGGCCAGGAACTGAACGAACTCATGAAACAGCGCGGAGATTTGCGATGGGAAGATCCTGAACTGAACAAAAAGATCCAGGAGCTGGAATTCAGGATCCAGCGAGGAAAAAATTACATTCAGGAATTGAAAGATAAAGCCAATGCAATCGAGCGGAAGAAGGAATTGGAACAACAGATCGCTGAGAAGAACGAAGAAGTGCAGTTATGGGACGGCTTAGAGAAAGCTTACGGAGAAAAAGGGATCAAAGCGGAAATCCTACGCGATGTGATCAAAAAAATGGAAGAGAAGGCAAATGAAGTCTCCGACGCTGCCGGTATTGGAAAAATCACGTTTAAAACTCAGGAAAATGGCAAAGAAACTTTTGAAATTCTCGTAAATGATAAGCCCCACCTACAATACAGCACTGCGGAGCAACATGTGATTGCTCTGGCGGTGCAGCACGCCATATCCAGCCTCTCTAACTTACGTCTGCTGGTCCTGGATAATGCTGAACTCTTCGTAGAGCCGCTAAATGTCAAAGTATCCGCGGCTATTTTCAGCATCCAGGGCCAGTACGACACTATCCTCATTTTCAGATCCCAAAATAAATCATTTGAAGACACAGAAAAATTTGATACATTTCACCTGGAGAAATAGTCAGGGAGAGATATGGCACGCAAAAGACTGATTAGCCCGGGATTTTTTCTTAACGATGAGCTGGCAGAGCTACCACCGCTTTGCCGGCTTCTTTTTATCGGTCTGTGGACAATCGCTGACCGTGAAGGCCGTTTAGAGGACAGACCAAGGCGTATTAAAGCGGCGATCCTTCCTTATGATGATTGCGATGTGGATGAATTTTTAGAAATGCTTTATAAAAAAGGATTTATAATTCGATATCAAGTCGATGAAAATCATTATATTCAGATATCAAATTTCACCAAGCATCAAAACCCGCATATCAGAGAACCTGCGAGCACAATACCTGCACCGTGCATGAACAGTGCTAATACTTCCAACAAGAAATGCAAGCACAGTTCCGGCCCAGCAGATACAGATACAGATACAGATACAGATACAGATACAGATACAACAACAGATACAGATACAGTAACAGAGGCATGGAATGCTCAAACTGTGCAATCACGTGATTGCAGCGAAGAAAATGAAACTGTTGCTGTTGCTGTTACTGGTGTTGTTTCTTTTTTAAATTCTTTAATGACCGAAAAGCAAACACGGAGATTACTCCAGACGTTCGGAGAAACGAAAGTCAAAGAACAAATCGAGCATCTAAAATTTCTCTTAGCAAACGGTTATGAAATCAAAAATCCAGGCGGATGGCTTAGGAAGGCAGTTGAATCGGATTACAAGCTACCTAAGGATCTCATAGACACAAAGAAAAAGAAAAAAGAAATCGAAAGACGAAAGCAACTTGAAGAGATGTGGTCACTCATGCCAGATACGGAGCAGACAGAAATAAGAGATATTGCACTCACCCGCATGAAAAGAGCCAGCCCCATCATTTACGAAATTTACAAAAAGATCGGCAATTTTGAAGATGCCATGGAAGAGCCGGCGTTCATGGATGTTTTTATCCGGCTCAGAAATGAAATACTCACGGAAAAACTGAAAGGAGAACCGCCATGATCATTTCTCTTGACATCGGTCTGAAAAAAGCGATCGCCTATGCTGGCATTGCCGGGGACACGCTGGTATTTGTGGGTTCGACAGAAAAAAAAGGCGCATCTGGTCTTGACGAAATCTTTGCCTTCATCCGCGACGCCCACAAATACAACTACCGATACATTGAAACGATCGTGACTGAGCGGCCCTATAAAAAGGCGAATCCGGAAGTTTTCCGGCAGTTTGCGCAAATCATCGGCCGAATTGAAGAATTCTGCAATGAACAGGACATCGAGTTACAGCAGATCATGCCAGCACATTGGAAACGTAGTTACCTTGCAAAAACAAAATTCCCGGCAAAATCAAAAGAAGCGAATGCGCTACTGAATTCTATCGCAGAAAGCATTATTCGCAGGAACAATTTCACACCAGATGAGCGAGACGCGGTTCTCCTGGGAATGTATTATGCACGGAGGAAAAAATGAAACCGCCAAGAGTTCGACACGAGTGCTATCGTTGCGGTGATATTGCTCCAGGATATTGGTCACCGCTTGGTTGGCGGTGTATGACGTGTCTGCGAGAAATGAAGTTTGATGCCGATTATCTCGGACTGGTACGTGGGAAAGTTAGCTTGCCCAAAAGCAGAAAAAAATATTATGGCGAGAAATGCGCATGTGGAAAGCTCGTGGAAGTCCGGGGAATGTGCAAAAGATGCTATAATCGTTTCATCAAAAATCGGGAGAACAAACATGACATGTCCCATCTGTGAAAATGACAGTAAGCGATGTATGTGCGAAAACAGGGATGAATTCTATGCGAAAAAATGTGAATTTTGCAATGGTGAAGGGAATGTCGAATTCGAATACACTGACTATCTTGGAATAAATCATGAGCTAAAAGCACCTTGTGGTTTGTGTGGCGGTAAAGGTTCTATCTATTACAAGATTGTTAACGGAAAAATATTCTGGAGCATTTAAAAATAAAAAGCCCCGCGCGGTGGCGGGGCTGGGGGGAGAGAAACGGTGGTAGGGGTATTTCAGGCATGGTCGTGAATGTGCTTGGCGAATATGCCAATCGCCGCCAAGCAAATAATTATGCCTCCGGCTACAATCCCGAAGAATTTTTGGGCAGTTAAATATGCTGCCCCAAATATTGCGATGGTAACTACAACAGCGGCCACAATGGCCGCTACTATGGCGAAAAACAACTTTAGGAACGACATTTCAACCTCCATTCGCCGCCTTGCGCCACGCGGGGCGGCTTTACTCGTCTCCGGCCGTGGCCGCCGCGTTTTTCGATTAAGGCGTACCTTTGCCAACAATTTCGCACTCACGGTCGGCAATAATGAGTTTGTATTCATTCCCGAACCGCATGCTGTTAGCGTGGCTGCTGTGATGAGCGATCGTAACTGTGTAGGCGATATCACTTTCCACGGGTTTTACTTGTTCCTCGTAATTCCGATCCCGGCCGAACCCTTTCAAAGTGGTCTTGTGCCAGGATCGAACTTCATAAAGATAAAACTTTGGAGTGGCATCGGTTGGATCGAAAACGAGATACTCGGAATCGTCAGTAATCTGCTGTCCGTTAATGCCTTCTTTGGAAATCGTTTTTTTCATTTTCCGGATTTTCACTACGACTTCCTTGTCTTTTTTGAATTTTTCGAGTACTTCCTTGTGAATGAAGATCAAAGTTTTCCCCATATGCCGGGCACCGCCCCAGACTCCGTATTTGCGCCCACCCCAGCCGTGGATGTAATATAGCCCCGAAACCTTTTCTTCGAAATACCATGGCCAGATGGTGAGCTTTACTCCGTCCCATTCTTGGAGACATTTCCTGCTCAGCACAATCTTTTCCAGCCCCTGCCGCTTGTCGCAGCAGGCAGGGCAGGACTTCGGAATGCTCTGAAGCCCTTTGATTGAGTAGTCGTGGGGATCAAAATCGAAAGTTTCCCCGCACGTCTGGCAAACCAGCTTTACGATGACGGTCGCCGCACCTCCTTTTTTTGATTAACCATCCCCCGCTCCCGTTCATCCAGCGCCTGGCGAGGACGCCGGCGAACGTTCGGGATTCGAACCCGACCCGCAGTGGGGACTTACTGCGGTACCAGCGGAGGTAGTTTCCCCGAACATGGTTCTTTTTATTTTCGTTACCAGTTTGTCCGGCAGATCCCTTCTATAGCCGGACAAATATCTATCCAGAATTTGCGCCTCTCTCTCCGTCAGAGATGCAAAAATTTTTTCAAATAGTTCCTCATTTCCTTCTGCAGGCTTCCATGCCAGATTCTCCGGAAGTTCGGATACCATCCGAATGTTCATCCGGAGAAAGTTACTCGCGGCATTCCTTGCCGCGATCCATCGGAAAGTAAAATTTCCAAAATCCGGATGGCCAGAGAGCTCCAGAAGGCGAAGACATGCCTCCTGAATTGCGTCCCAGAACCATCCATCTATCTTCCATCCCCACAAATTCGCCAGCCGTTTCACGGCGGCGATTGCGGGGATAATAATCATTTCGATAGGAATATCGGGGTTATTTGGGGCCGGGATCACAACTCGATGATGATATCCGAGTCGAATCCAGCCCCGCTTTTTCCCCCGATATGCAGTGGCTCGGGAAACCCCGAACCATTGCTGGATTTGCGAAGAATCCCAATATTTGCAAACGCGAGCTTTCATTACTCCTCCTTTAGTTCCCCCTCCCGGATTCGAACCTGCGACCTTCGGGTCATGAGCCCGATGAGCTACCAGACTGCTCCACCCCGCAATATCGACCGTCTCAGCCGTCGGCGCTGGCAACCCTCTTTCAATCCCTTTTTGAACCCCTTCCGGGGCCCCGGGCGGCGGATTCAAAGGGGTTGCCCCGAAAATCTCCGCCCGGGTAGGCCGGCCTTTGGAGCCCGTGAGGGATTCGAACCCTCGACCGCGGGTTTCAAGGCCCGCATTCCTACCAAGACGGGCCCGCTGAAAACTTAATACACACCATCCCCATGCCAGCGGACGTAAACGCCCCTGGTGATTCGTTTCAATTGCTCTCCCCCATCACCGCGGAAGTTGGCGGCAAATAATTCGCCATCTCCGCGGCGATAAACAGGGACAGTCCCCTGCCATGTTGCGTTAAAACTGGCAGGTTTTAATTTAAAAAAACTTTCTGCAGTGGCGGGAGATGTGCAGTAATAAAGTACCCCGTCACTGCCTGCATACCGGTGAAATTTTTTGTAAAACATAATGAATCATCCTCCTTTTATTTTTGTAGCCTTTAGCTCCCTCTCCCGGAATCGAACCGGGGCCCGCGGGTTTTCAGCCCGCTGGGGCCACCAGGCGAGGGAGACCAGCCCCAAACTCAACCCCGCTTTTTTAACCACTCTGCCACCGCTCTCCGAATTATGGCGGCGGGAGTGGTGAAGTTTCGTTGGGCCTCTTTCTGAACCGCCCGCCACAGGCGAAGTGGCAGGCGGATAGAACGCACTACTGTTCGATCGGATTTCAATTTCATATTAGGACTCCAGGATTTTGCGGATTTGAGCGAGCTTTTCTGATTCGATTTCGAAGGTTTCCACGTTTAGAAGTTTCCCTACGAAATCATCCAGTGCTTTGATGGCTTGCTTGACGTTGAAGTAATCTATTTCGTTTTCCTCAAGCACACGAGACCAGTCAGGATCTCTGTCTGTCACGACGACGGCATTTCCATCCTCAATCCGGAGATAGCATTTACCTTCACCGTATACCCAATGACCAGCGCGCTGAGACCAGAATGAAAATTTCACGAAGAATGTTTCGTGAGTGCAATATCCGGAAGCACGATCTGGGAATTGTTCGGAAATCTTTCGGAGAATAGCAAAAAAATCTTCCTTGGCCCTGTGAGTTGCACGGTTTCTCCGAGAAAACCTGTCGAAAATCTTTTGGATTTGGTTTTGAGAGACTTGGACTGCCATGACTTCTCCTCCTTTTGTTTTGTGGTTTTCAGCTCCCACCACAATATACGACAAAGAACTACAATTGTCAGGAGGAAAATTGAAAATTTTTATTTTTTTTTAACGAAATGGCCTAAATTCAAAAAAAATAGTTGAAATTTTAATCGGGTGAATTTATTTTCGCCGCGGAAAATGGGGGGAATATGGCGAAAAAGGAGAAAAAAAGCGTAGGTAGGCCACCAAAATATCGAACTGCGGAAGAGCTACAGGCGAAAATAGACGAGTACTTCCAGGCGTGTGATGCAGATGGAAAGCTCTACACTGTGCCGGGTATAGCGTATTTTCTCGGATTTTCACGGCGGCAGTCGATTTTCGATCTCAAAAAAAAGAAGAAATTTTCTGACACAATAGGGAGGGCGCTGCTGCGAATCGAGAATCAGCGCTTAGATATGTCACTCAGAAACAAAATCAACCCAAACGTGTCAATGTTCGATCTCAGGAACAATTTCGGGTACAAAGATGAAAAAAGCATATCCCTCGACGGCAAGATGGACGTTTCTCACGCTGTATATGTCGTTCCTGGTTTTTCTGGGGGCGGTGAATCTGGGGGTGGCGCTGGAAATGGCGGCGAAAAAGGCTGAAAAACCGCTTCGGCTGTTGCAAAAAAAGCGTGGGAGACCGAAAAAGGGCACGCCTCGCATACCGAAAAATGCGAAGGTGATCCAGCCCCAGAAGGGCGGGCAATGGGAATATTTTACCCGAAGCGAATTCGAAGTACTGTTCGGGGGCGCCGCTGGGCCCGGAAAATCATGGGCGCTGGTGATCGACGCACTTGGCCTCCAGTTTCGATCCACACCTGTTCAGAAGGCGGCAGTCGAAATCCCCGACTACCGTGCTGTCATCTTCCGCCGGAAGACCACGCAGCTCTCGAAGCTCATCGACGAAGCGAAGAAATACTACTGTTCCAGCCCATTCCATGCCACATACACTGCCCACCGCCGGGGAGATCCGGGCCCTTCGTTTACATTTCCCTCGGGTGCGCGTATCTTCTTTTGTCACATGGAGTTAGAGGAAGACAAAGAGTCGCACCAGGGAATTGAGTACCAGTTTGTCGGCTTTGACGAACTCACCCAATTCACGCTCACGCAGTATCTTTACCTTTTTTCCCGTGCTCGGAGTACTATTCCGGGCCTATTCCCACGCATCCGGGCCACCACGAACCCTACCGGTGCCGGTTTGCTGTGGGTGAAGAAGCGATTCATTCGAAACGGTGATATTGTCCTCGAGCCGAAAAAAACCTACTATTTTGCCCCCGATCGCAGTGTTTCCGATCCGTACGTGAACCCGATGGGCATTATGGTCAACCGGGACCACCCGGACGCGCGATCGAGAACGTTTGTGCCGGGATTCCTGCATGAGAACCGCATTCTCATGGAAAATGACCCTACTTACGTACAGAATATCCGGGCCATGGGCGCGAAATATGAGCGCGCATTACTCCACGGCGACTGGGATGCTTTCTCAGGCGACTTTTTCGACGATTTTTCGAACCAGTTATGTGTGCGGCCGTTCATCATCCCGGAAGATTGGTCTCTCATCGGATCCCTCGACCCTGGGTGGAGTTCCCCCTGTTCCTTCGGCCTTTCCGCGCGGGATTTCGAAGGGAATATATACCGGCTTTTCACATATTACGTTCGCGACGCGAGCCCCGACCAGCATGCGCGGGCCATCCGTGAAATGATCGAAAATTTCCCGTATACGCGCGGGCGGATGCCGGACTACATCGTAGCCGGGCATGATGCATTCGAGCGGAACTCGCCTTCTGCGATCCATTCGAATGAATACACGTTCGAGCGCGTTTTTCGAAATATCCTGGGCCTTTCGCTCCGGAAAGCGCGGACGGAAAGGGTATTGGGATGGTGGGCATGGAAGCAGCTCATGCGGCAGAGAAAGTGGAAGTATTTTGACGGGTTCAATGATCCGCTGATTGAGGAAATTGTTGCCGCCCAGCATGATGAAAAAGTGCCGGAGGATATCGAGGGCCGGGGAAATGATCCGAATGTGTACGATCACGCGCTTGATGAGACCAGATACAGCGTTCTGGCCCTATTTGAGCCAGAAAAACATGTGCCGCGCCAACCGCGCGAAGATGATGATTACGCGCTTGAAAACTGGCGCGAAGAGGTATTTGAACTGGAAAGACCTGTAGGAGCAGATGGCGTATGAAAAGGCTTCTTGAAATGTATCGAAAGCATTCGCGTCATTACGATCGTGGCCTTTGCCCTGCGTGCGAAAAAGAAACATGGTTTCGTTGGGAAATGGACGAATTCACGATGTGCGGCGTGTATCGGTGTTGCGAATGTGGTGGGTATTCGGCTGTATTGCCGACCGAAATGTGTGATTTCCGGGATCATTTCGGTGTGTCGGCAGAAGAAATTTTTCGAAAGGAGGAAAAATGAAATTGTATCGCTGGATACAGGATGTGTGGCGGTCATTTGCGCCGAATTATTGTCGCGGTCGGTGCCCAGAATGTGAGATGGAAACATGGTTTCGTTGGGAAAATTATTGGGTGGTCCACCCGGAAGAGCCGCCTATGTTCGGATTCTATTCGTGCTGTGAATGCGGCTTCCATACACCGATTATCCCGACGAAAATTACAGTAGACGTTCTGAAAAAGGATTTCGGCATGACCTGGGAAGAATTTGCTGAAAAACACCTGAGTGGGGGAAAATGAGTGTAGAAAAAGACAGAAGGGTATCCCGAATCGCGCAGACGTTCCTAAATGAGTACGGAACGTGGAAGCGTATCTATGACGAAATCGAAGAGGGATACCTTTTCCTCGCGGGTGAGCAGTATACTGAGAAGCAGAAAAGGTGGTATGAGTCCCAGCGTCGCCCCACAAACGTATTCAACCTTCTTTTGCCGATATTCAATCAAGCTCTCGGCGATTTATATCAGAATCAACAGCGCATTCGCATTTTTGCGAAGCGTGGTGGCGATCCAGAAATTGCGGCGCTTCTTGAAGACATCATTCTGCACGAAAATCAGCAAACTGAATTCGAATTTGAGCTCGGGAAAACCATTCTGGCTGGTCTGGTGAAACACGGGTACATATTCCCGCGGTATTCGAACGAACTGCAAGTCGACGGTTCTATTGTCGTGAAAAACGTTGACGAATTTGAAATTATGTTCGATTCCCGTGCCCGGGAGGACTTTTTGGACGATGCCGCGTATTTGATACGTTCCCGATTCCTGCTTGTCGAGGATATTTTTCGGTTGTGGCCCCAGCACCGCTCGAAATTGAAGACCATCATCGACGACATTGAGCAGAGCCGATATATGGAAAATGCGACCCTTGACCTTGCGGCAATGATGCAGCACCCGGACTTCGTCGACAAAAAGGAAGGAAAATACCGGGTGATCGAATTCCATGAAATCATGTACGAAAAAGTGCTCGTAGCCTATGACACGCTTACGCGCGAGGAAGTTGTCGTTGAAAATCTGTCAGAGAAAAGGCGCGAACTGTTTCTCCGTGCGAATCCGCAGATGAAGCTTATTGAAAAAGAAGCGAAGATCAAGAAAATTACTGAAGTTATACCCGGTTTGAACTTCTATTTGCAGGAACGGATGGCAGACCTGCAGGATGGCACCTACGATTACATAAGATTTGTCGCCTATCCCTATACAAAACAGGCGATTGATCACTTTGGTATTTTCAAAAACGCCAAAGGGCCGCAAAAAGAGTTCAATGACCTACACAATCGAACGCTGGATATCGTAAACAAGACCGCGAATCCCGGGCAGATCAGAAAACAAGGCGCTTTCGTGAATGAAAAGGATGCGTCACGATTTATTCACCAGCCTGGAGTTGACCTTGTGGTGAAAAAGGACGTTGATGATATCACAAAAGTATGGCGCAGAGTGGATCCACCGCAGACGATCCCAAACACCGATCGGCTTTCAGTAGAAGCAGTTGAATTCCTTTACCGGGTGACCGGGATCACGCCGAACTTGCAGGGGCTCGCAGAATCATCGAACGAACCGGCTTCTCTCTACGCGCAGAAAGTGCAACGAGCGCTTACAAGTTTCATTCCGGTGGTGAAAAACATAGATCGCATGCGGAATCGCGTGCTGAACAAAGAAATCCGACTTATCCAGATGTATTACACCAGCGAAAGGATGTTCCTTGTCGCAGATCCGGAAACATTCGAGCGAAAAGAAATTTACATCAATTTGCGAATCGGCGATCATATCCTCAACGACATCACCGTCGGTGAATATCAGGTTACGCCGGAACAGATCGACAACAACCCGACATCTCGACACGTGAGGTTTCTGCAAAAAACCGAAATCGTGGACAAAATATTCCAGCTCTTTGGCCCGCAGGCGGTGCTTATCATCGATCCGGAATGGTGGCTTGGTGAATTGGATCTCACTGGCATCCGCCGGGTGATCGAAAATTGGTATCAACTGGTGCAACAGCAGATCCAGCAAGGCCAGCAGGCCGAAGCATTTCAGGTTACCAAAGCCATGCTCGATTTAGCGAAACAAAAGGCCGGGCTTGCTTCCGTCCCAACAAATGGGAGTGAACCGGTTGTAAATAGATTGAACCAAAACGTAGAGGTGTAACATGACCGATCAGGAAAAAAATCAGGAACATCAGGAACAGAATGAAGATCGTGAAATTTTTGAACTTACCCCTGAAGACCTGGATTCTCTCGAAGAAGAGTTAGAGAAAGAAGTCCAGGCCGAACAGGGTTCCGATACCGGTACGCAGGATGAAGAAGCTGCCAAGTCCCAGGAAACCGACACCGGAGAAGGTGAAAAAGGTGAATCAGGGGACGAAGGTGGGGAAAAATCCCAGGAAAAGGGTGAAGAGCGTACCGAACAGGCGTCAAAAGAAAAGGAGGTCGAAGATGAAGCAGAAAAATGGCGCCAAAAAGCTGAGGAGCTTGAGAAAAAGCTTCTTGAGCTCGAAGGTAAAAAATTCGAGGATTTCGAGGAACTCACGGATGAAGAGTTTGAAATCCTCAAAGAAGAAGACCCTGAAGCCGCTTTCCAGTATCTGCGCGAGAAAGAAGAGTATGAGCGCTGGAAACAGTTGCAGGAAGAAAAGAAGCAGATGGAAGAAGAGGCTCAGATTCAGCAGGCCCAGAAGCAGACATGGGAAAACATTGTGGAATTTGCCAAATCTGTGGGCTACGATCCGGAATCGGATGCCGAAAACTTCCAGAAATTTCTCCAATCTGAAGAGTTTCGGAAGCTGGACCAGTTTGTTACCGAGAATTTCCTGCCGCGGAACGGTGTTTACACAAAGGAACAAATGGAGATGGCATGGAAAGCGCTCAATTTCGAGAAACTGGCGGCTCAGGAACGCATTAATGGACGGCAGGAAGCCGTTGAGGACATTTCAAAGGCCGGGCAGGGTGGTTCGCGATTCGATCGCGCTTCGCGGACAGATGCAGGGCGTGAAAAAGAAAAATTTGCGAATTGGACTGCTCGAGACATCATGAACGCGACTGAGGAAGAAATTGCTCAGTATGAAAAGTGGTTAGAAGAACAAGGGTTGTAAATCAAACGAAAACAAGGAGATTAAAATATGCCTAATTTTCAGCAAGGTTGGACAGGTGATCCGGCGGTAGTCCTTGCGCAACGTATGGGCTTTGACGTTCTGAAGCAGATGTTCTGGGGGCGATGGGCGAAGTTTACCACTCCTGGTGGTGTTCCTGTCTCCGATAAGATGATTCCCCGGGTGACGGAATCTCCCGTCGTCATTCAGAACGAGTTGTCGCAGGGGAAATCGCTGATCCAAATTCCGGTTCATCGAAATCTTAACCAATTGCCCCGGGTCGGGAATCAGCAGTTGAAAGATCATGAAGAACGGCCCAAAATCAACCATGCAAGTGTACCGATCGATGTGCTGCGTCATGCGGAAATGCCGTATGAAGGGTTTTTCGATCAGCAGATTACGAAGCAGTACAATCTTTTGAAGAACGCTCGACCGGCATTGCTGCGGTACTACGCGCGTGTCTCTGAATATCTGCAGGCATCTTATGCGATGTACTACGGGTTCAGTTACAACGTGCTGAATTCCTCGAACTGGGGTAGCCATAGCATCGTCAAAAAGAATTCCCATCCCAATTGCTACGTGGCCGGTACCGGTAAAGTATCCGGAACGCCAGGTACGTCCACTTACGAAACGAACATCGGAACCGCAGTGTCGAATCTGGGTGCTGCAAATAACTTCGATACCGGTTTTCTGCGCTTTCTGGCTGTGCAGCCGGAAATTCGGAAGATCGCTCCCATCGTGACCAATGAAGGAAACCGGTTGCGTCTGATAGTTGCGCATCCGTATCAGCTGATTAGTCTGAAAAACGATTCTCAATTCGACAATCAGGTTGCCGCGGCACGTGCGCAGGCCTTTGCAAAAGACAACCCGTACTTGTACGGTGCGCGGTACATCTGGGAAGGATTCGCGATTTTTGAAGCGGAAACGGTATGCTGGCCGGTTTCGGTGTCCGGCGGCAAGCCTGTTTATGGCCCGTCTTCTTTCACGGATCTGGATGACTTCGAATCCAAATTGCTGCCCAGCTCTGCAGGTGCAGTAGCCGGGTTCGTTTTGGGTATCAATGCTCTGTTCAAAGCGCAATCCCGGCTTGTTAATCAATTCAAGACCCGTGTGGACGACTACGGTGCCATTCTGGGTATTGCCTATCAGACGATCGAAGGTTATGCACGCGGTGATTTCTGGAATGAAGATGACGGAACTCGTGGTGAGTATCTGATCAACCGAGGTTCCGCATTGTTCATCACTTACGAATCGCCGCCGTCTACCTAATGACTGAAAAACAAAAAGGAGAACAATATGGGTGATTTAATGCGTCTGGCAGTCCCGGTGGTTCTGGAGAAGACGAAAGAATTCTCCAATTATTCGGGTACCGTCTACATGTTCTGGCTTCGGAGTCGCGACAATAAGAAGGAAATTCCTTTCATTGTCGTCGACACAGCGACGCTGACCCTGTCGGATTTCAACCAATACGACGATGGTACCGATGTCCCACTGGGCGCCATTCTGATTAACCTGAACGATGGAAAGTGGTATATCCGTTACAATAACGGTACGACCACGGCCTGGACGATCATTGGCAATGTAACATAAACCGAATAAGCGGGGGGCCAATGCTCCCCGCTTTATTTAAAAACGGAGGTGAACATGAAGCTATATTGTAAACTTGATGTGGAGAAGAAGGAAGTTGGTTATAGAGACCACCGGAATCGTGTTGTGAAGGGGTTCATTGTAAGGCCGTATGAACCGACCGAGATCCCTGATCATCACGCGAGAGAAATTTTGAAGCAAAATCCGCATCTGGTTGACACGAAGCCGTTGCAAAAGACTAAGGAAGAGGCAACTGAAACAAAACATCCGGACGCTGAGAATGTTGTAACGCTGTACGAGGAGCAAAATGACGGTAATTCAGATGATGACAAAGAATTCTGGGATAAGATTAAGGTCGTTCAAAAGATAGCCGGACTGAAGCTGGAGGACGTGAAGACGGCTCAAATCCGTGAATGGGGCCGCGAATTAGGGATTAAAATCCCGTCGAATGCGCCGAAAAAGAAACAGATTAAAATGCTGGAGGAAAGGTGTAAGGAACTGGTTAGTCAAGCTAAAGAAAAACAGGTAGCAAAAGTTGATTAAATACACTGAGCTCCGGGATGCTGTTCTTGGGTTTCTGGAAATCGATTCAACGGATAAAGATCGATTTCAGGTCGACGAAAATCTTAATAAAGCTCAAGAACACCTGCTTTTGATTTTACCGCTTGAGTTTATCTCTAATGCGGTAAAGACGTCCAAAACGGACTTAAAGGCCGGGCAATCTGCCTATCAATGGCCAGATGATTATATTCGCTTTGTTGCTGCCTGGGTGGATTACAAGAACACCATCACCTATTCAAATCCCGGAAAACCCTGTACTCCCCTGCCCGATGAACGTTTTATTTACATCGGTAATAAACAAACCTTTGCTTCTGAAAATTTCCCAATGATTGATTTGAATGTAGAGAACGGATTTGCTATTTATCCGGAGCCACAGACCACGGTCACTGAGGGTATTCGAATTCGGTATGTTTATTCGTTGCCGAATATTTCCTCAACGCAGGATTCGCTTTTGAGATATTCCCTTAAAAATCTTCTGGTTTATTATGCGACGTCTTTGTCTGCCCTGATCGAAAATTACCGGCCGAATCTGGCTTCAGCAATGCAGCAACTTTTTCAGGATGAGCTTAATGGCATGCTGCCAAAGGAGGAGAAATGATAAATCTTTACTGGAAATTGGAGTTCATTCGAAGGAGAATTCCGAATTGGCTCTACCATAAAGCATTTCGGAATGAAGGCAGGTCGTACTGGCTATCTTTACTATGGTCATTCTCTTGCGGTTACTCTATTTTCGATTGTTTTTACTACGATCATAGAACATGGGATTGGTTTAAAAGATTTCTATGGGCTGTTAAAAAATACATTTATTTTTGAGGTAAAGAATGAAAGCTTCTGAAATCATTGAAGATGTTGTTCATCGAGTAGGCGTTTCGGTTCTGCGAGAAAACGGCCCTAAATTTATTTTGCGGGCCATCAATCGCGTATATCATCAATTGAACCGTGAATTGCTTTGCCTGACACGTAAAACAACGTTTAATAGCTTTACTGATACGGTCAATTACGTCGATCGCCCCAGTGATTTAATACAGTTTTTCGCGATGGATCCGGCTTACGATTATGTTGATTTACAGGATTTTATGCTGGCCAGTACAGATCAGAAGATTTTCACTTTCAAAGGGGATAAAATTTACTTTTACAACGTGGATTCTTCGACTTCGATTGAAGCCTGGTATTATTCAACCGGATACGAAATCGTTGATAAAGACACGCCTGCAACCGGGGAAACGAATGTCCCTGAATGGGTTGAGGAGGATCTTCACCAGATTCTGGTGTATGGGACGGCATTGGACTTATCTCCAGATTATCCATTCAGGCAGAGGGATGAGGCATTATTTTTTAAACTCAAAGCAAGGTTGAGCGAAGTCAAAGATTTCAGCCATACAACGCCGAAGATTATTGGCGGTGCAGTTAAAATTTATCAAACAAATGATCCATATGGGTTGACCTAATGGGAGAGTTGGTAAAAGTCACATTGCGTCCTGGTGGAATGCGAACAGACGTTTCTGAGAATGATCTCAGCAACATCGAATATCAGGAAGTCAAGAATCTCAAACAGGACAAATTCGGGAAATGGGTGACCTGTAAAGGTTATAAGGATATTCTTGCTCTTTCCGGTGCAGATATCCGGGCGGCAATTGAAGTTACGGATGATATATCCGGAGATCGGTTTATTCTTTATCAGGATGGAACATCTCTAAAACGATTAGATTGGGATCAAACGAATGGATATAGCAATGCTACGCCAACTACTTTAACGTTGCCTGATGATGTCACGATTGATTCCAATGCCGTATTAAAATTCTTTTATTATCGTGGGGTGGTCAGGATTACAGGTGCTTCTGAGCCTATGTGGTATGGTTATATCGATAGGCAAAGATTTTATCATAATTTAGTAACAATTAAACAAGATACTTTCGAGAGTGGAACGGATGGCTGGTTTGGTAATTGGGCAAATATATCGCAGAGTTCGACATATGCTTTTCAGGGAACTTATTCTCTAAAGATTGTTCAGTCACAGACTTATGGTTACGCAACAAGTCAGCCAATAAATGTTACGGTAGGCAAATATTATCGTGTCTCAATAAATATGTATAAGGATAGTAATGACGATCAAAGGATTTACAAAGTAAAAATATGGAAACATTTATCAAGTGGAACTGAAACCATAGAAGAGCGAACCTTTAGTTCAACTGACAGATGGATAAAATTTACTTCAAGTATTTTTAAAGCGGAAACAAATCAAATTGAAATTGCAGTCTGGCCAAGTGATGAATCTACAGGAACGGGAACGTTGTACATTGATGAAGTAAAAGTCGAAAGAATTGACGCTGATCAAGTTGGTCCTGCATGGTTCCTTAAAAAGGCCAGGATTGAAAACGAAATTGCTGAGAATTATTGGAATACACAGTTTGATGATGTATTTAAAAAACATAATACAGCCCCAGGTACAATGTATTTGGGATATTTTTACATATATGATTTTGGACAATATCCTCTACATGAGGATATGATATGCAAAAAGACAGATTCTGGTTTTAGGTGGTTACCTCAAAACTATATTCTTGAGATGGAACCACAAAAAATTTCCCTTGGAATACCTACTGATTTGGATGAAAGAATTACCGGAATTGCTATAGTAGTAGGATTGAATGAAAGAATTACTTATGTCTCCGAGTGGGGTACGCCTTATGATGTAGCTACGTCTGTATATGAAAGGGAAAAAATACCGTGGTATGTCGTCACCACTTTTGATTTTACAAAACCTTTAACACCTATTAAGTATGAACATACTGAATGCGTATACGAAACGGCGACTAAAGATCGAATTTATATTGCTGCAGGAAATCACACGACAAAAGTTTGGTGGGAGAATGGTTATTTTTACGAGGGATGTAAAGTTACTATTGAGGTTGTTGGTGGTGGCAGATTAGATACAACTGTTATAAAGCAAGGACGGGCATCATCTTCTTATCTTGGTAGTGCGTGGTATATCCAACTTGCAGATGACGTATATCCTAATTTATTGAATTCAGATGTAGATCAGGTATTCGATGCTACTTTTGAAATCGATAGAATCTGGAGAGAAGATACAAATAATAATGTTTATTTAACAGATTTGTCAATTGGTTATAAAGGTGTCGAATACCACGAATTCACAGGTATTCCACCAGGTACAAAAGATATTAGCCCGAATTATCGTCATCACGTCGTTTTGAATGAACGTGCATTTGTAACATCACTTGAGGACGAAGAAGAAGATGTGATTCGCTACAGCCCAGAATATCAATTTGATGTGTTTCCGAACCTCAATATTATTCAAACAGAAACAGGCGATTTTGATAAAAATCTTTCAATCGTCAAACGTGATGATCGCCTGATGATTCTAAAGAAGAGAAGCATATCACAGGTTCAGTTTGCGGGAAATCAATTTTACCATGATTACATTGATAACCAGATCGGCCTATTTGCTGAAAACGGAACAGTAGTCATTGGTAACATTCTTTATTTTATGGATCGTGAAGAAGTCTATGAATACACCGGCGTTGCCCCCAGACCAATCCTCGCTAACCAGATGATGCAGAACATTTATAAACAATACGTTGACAAAAATAGTTTTTTGGCCTGGGATAAAGTGAATAACGAATTATGGCTTTTCCTCAATGGTCGGATATTCGTTTATAATCCAAATCGGCAAGAATGGTATGAGAGAGACACAGACATTGACCCGATAAAAGGTTATTTTGTTGATGCAGACGGACGATTTGTTGTGTTCAATCAAACAAAATTTGTGGATTATAGCCATAACGATTCGACATTCAACGAAAGTGTAACCTTTTCGCTTAAAAGTCGGATTATTGACAATGATTCACCTTATTTCTGGAAAAAACTAAAGGAGATTCGAATATTCGGCAAAGGAAATAAGAATCTTGTTGTGAAAGTGAAAGATCCACAAAAAACGGAATATCAGAAGACATTAACTCCGGATGCGACTAATGAGAAGGAAATCAAAGATTTCCCGAAATATCTGTTTAAGACGATGGATTTAACCGTTAGCGCAGAAGCGGCTTCAACGGATGTGTCAAATGAAATTAAGAAAATTGAATTAATCATTGAAAAATGGAATAACATGTAAGGATTAAATATGGCCAAAGAAAAGGACAAAAAGAAAAAAAAGAAAATCATCAAAACAATTCTGGATTTTTTGGCCCTATCTGATAAATTAGGATTGATTATTGGTGGCCAGGTGGGATTGTTCTTGAAGGTATTTGATATATTCATTGAATTTATCCGGGATCGATACGAGAAGAGCCTTGAAAAGAGTAAACAAATTAAAGATAAAATAAAGGACAAGGTCAATGGAAACAAAAAATCGTCCACTAAAGATAATGAGACCTGAAGATACCAACAAACCTGAAGTTTTCGAGAAGCTATTCGCGCACTATGATGATCAGATACGTTTTCTGAATTCAAGGCGAATTAAAAAACTCGACAAAGCCGAAAAAGGAAGCAACGATAGTAAGACCCTACAAAATGTTTTTGATAAGTTGAATGAATTAATTGACGCTTTAAATAGTTCGGACTTAACAAAGGATTGAGAAATGGGGAAAATCACAATCGAAGAGCGGATTGCGGCACTGGAAACGAAGGTGCAGACAGTCATTAATAACCAGGAAGCTACTCAAATCGTTCTGGAGAAGATTCATAATCTTCTTTTCGAAAAGAACGGTGGTAAAGAGAGCATCGTTTTTAGTGTCGCTGACAATTCAAAGGAAATCAGGGAAATCAAACGATGGATAAAGAATCAAAAAAAGCGACGCTACGATGCATCGATGCTGATATTTAGCAGTGCATTGGGTTTCTTAAGTGCTTTGCTCAGTGCACTGATTGTTTTATATTTAAACAAAATAATTTTAAACTAATTTAAGGAGGTCGTTATGGCCGGTATTCAAGAGACATTAGATGTCATCCGATTTGGTTTAGCCGTTGGTAACAGCCTGGGAAAAGCCCTGCAGGACAAGAAGTTTGATGTCGCGGATCTTTTATATTTTGTGGATTCGCTCACCAAGTTACCCAGTGCGCTTTCTGGCTTTGAGAAGGTTCCGGAAGAACTCAAAGACATGGAAGAAGCCGAATTTGAAGTGATCAAAGAAACCATCGCCAAGGAATTCGATATCCCGCAGGACAACATTGAGCCGATCATCGAAGATGCAATCAAAATCGCGGTGGTAATTCTGGTGTTTTTGAAGAAACACTTTGCTTAAGGAGGAAAAACCATGGCTGGCCCGGCATTACCATTAATTGCTGGCGGTATGACGGCATTGAATTTTATCAAGCCGTTTCTCATGGAATTCGGCATGTTGAATCCCGAGCTATATCGGGACTACATCATGTACAGCGGTAGCGACCTGGCAAAAATACGTGAAGGGGCGATGTCGGGTGTCCGCGAGAATTTGAACATGCTGAACCTGAAAAATGTATCAGCAATACAGCAAGCAGGGGCTGCACGGCGTATGCCCTCCGGTGCCATCTTATCGGGTATTGCCGGGTCAACCTACCAAGTCGGACGCGGAGCCATTGAGGCTGTACCTAAAATTGAAGCCAGATTGGCTCAAATGAAGAAAGAAGGGGAGAGACGATTTTTTGATTATTTGAATCGTTACAAAATGGGAGAGGCAGCATTCCGTAATGCTCAAATTGATGAGTTATTTGGTACAACTGGGAGTTTAGGGAAAATTGCATTATTATGGCAGGCAGGGCTATTAGGTTAAAATGGCTTTAAAAGAGATCGATAAGAAAGATCGAGAAAGATTAAAAATGATTAAGCGGATGGCAAATCGACATGCCAATGACCGAAATCTGGTTACGGCGATTCTTGCCGATCGCATGCTGGAATTGATTGAATTATTTGAAAAATATACTGGAGTGCGCGTATGAGCATCCATCAAAATCCATATCTTTCTCAAATTATGTCCGCTGTGGATATGATTGCTGAAGAGAATTTGAGGAAACGCGAGCTCCAGCGAAGTCTTGAAGCCGAGAGGAAAAGACAGGAAGAAATTCTAAATCGTCAGCGAAAATATCAAGAGGAAATCCTAAAAAGACAGGAAACTTTACAGAGATCTAAAAACGAATACGATTACTGGAAGAGTATTGCCGATAATGAAAATATTGATCCTGCGATTCGTCAACAGGCTTATATGAAAATGGGCGAATTAATCGGGATGGTTGGCCAGAGTGGCCAGGCGCCGGTTAGATTCGAAACATATAAATTGGATCCGGAAGTGGCTAATTTCTTTCGGATCCCTGCGGATGCCAACTGGACACGCGAAGAAGTCAGACTTATTTCAAAACGATACCGAGAATTAACAAAGAAGCCGGGAGGTGCAAGAGGAGGAAAAGTTAGAACTGAAGATCCAATCATTAAACGATTGAATCGATTAGAGCAATCAGCTCGTGAACGTTATGAGAAAGGTGTTCCATTTGAGGAGAAAACAATTAGCCCAACAACAGGGATGCCAGAAACAAAGTTTAAACGACGTGCTGTAGATGAACAGATTTATGCCGAATATCTGGATAAAATTGAAATGCTTCGGAAGAAACGTGAAAGTGGGAATTGGACTAAAAAGGACGAAGAAATTTTAAATAAAATGAAAACTTTTGATTTATATCGCCGGAATCGATCGATGATAAAGCGCATTGAAGAAAAGGGTATTCGTGCGGAACCGGAGCCGGCGCATAAAAAGGATCCTCTGGGAATTAGAGGGTTATTATGATTGATCAGGCACTCAAAAATTTCAGGGAGAAATACCCGCAATACAATGATCTCTCTGATGATCAAATCCTGAAAGGGATTCATAAGAAATATTATTCAGACATCCCTTACAATAAATTTTTGGGTGCTTTCACGTTAAGATTCGCAGGAAAAATTAAATATAAAGCCCCTGGCCCACAGGAGCCAGCAGAAGCCAAATTAATTACGCTTGCTGGTGGAGTCAGAGAGTTGCCACAACTCCGAAAAGAAAAGATTACTCCTTCTGCCGTACCTCCTCCAGCTCCCACGGCCGAACCACAGCAGGGAGAGGTTACTCCTCCGCCTCTCCCTGCGGGTTTAAAGTATGCCCCGGGAGTTAAAGAAAAGCCATTGCCCAAACTTGAACCCAGACCGAGAGGATTCCTTGAGAATCTAAAGGAATCATTTAAGCGGTCTATGGAAGATGTTAACATCGATCATCTTGCTTATCAGGCGGCAGTTGGATTAAGTGGTGATCGCGAATGGCAGGTAGCGGAAAAGAAATTTATTGAGATGTACAAAGATGATCCAATTAAAGCACGCAACTGGCTGGAGAAATTTGTTTATGGTGCCGCTGGTATTGCTGGCCCCATGGCAAAGGGTACGCTTGAAGGTTTAATTTACGGTGGTGCACTGGCAGGCGCTGCAGCTGCCGCAGGCCAGGCCGGGCCACAAATCCTTGCTCCAGAAGAAGTTTTCACAGTCCCGGCTGCAGCATCGATTGGTACTATTATTGGATCCGCACAATATTGGTATCGGCAAGGTGTTGGGGATTTGTACAGGGATCTTCGTCGTGAAGGGATACCCAGAGAAATAGCTTCTATTGTTTCACAGGCAGGTGGTTTACCCTATGCAGCCATAGAATTCAGTCAGGCAGCGAAAATTTTTCCAGGCCTCAAACAAACAGCAAACCGTATTATCGCCGATACGGCTAAAGAGTATGTCCAGCAGATGGTAAAGCGATATGGGCGCGACTGGATTCAGGAAGTTGGCGAAGAAGGTTTACAGGAATTATCGCAAATGATCTTTCAGGATGTGGGACGAAAGATATCAAATTTGATCGCTGGAACAGATGTCCAAAACTTCGGTCTCCGTGACTATTTCATAAACGTAATGCGTACACTCTTAGAATCCGCCGGCCCCATGGCTATCTTGCTGGGTGGTCGAGCTGTTGGACAGATTAACGTCGATGCAATTAATGCGATCCAACAACAAAGGATGGAGAGAGCAGAAGAAGAGCAATATCGACAGATCCTTGATGAAATTGCCAAGCGCGAAGCATTAAATGTTCAACGTCCAGGTGGCCCCGTTCGTCTCGGTGAAACACTGGAAGAGTTTAAACAAAGACAACTTCATGAACGCATTAATGTTCGCGGCGAGGAAGAGCGTAAACGCAGGGAAAAAATAGATCGTGAAAAGTTGGAACGAATTAAACAACGCGCAAAAAAGAAGAAGGAGCCTATTAAACAAAGAATTGAGAAGCCTGCTGAGATTAAAATCGGAAATATCGTAGATACAGAAAAATATGGCCCGGTTGAGATTACTGATATTACAGGATCTTTAGTGACAGTAAAGAATGACAAAGGGAATATTTTCCAGATTGGCAAAAAGGCATTAGCGGAGGAAATAGAAAATGCCCAAAGGTTACGAAAAGATGAGGGACAAATTCGTGAGAGAAGGATTGCCCCTGAAGGCCGCGAAACGGAAGGCCGCAAGGATCTGGAACAGCCAGCACCCGGACAACCCGGTATATCCGGGATACGACCGGAAGAAGGTCGAAAGGGCGAAGAAGCGGTACCAGAAAAAGAAGAGAAAATCCCGGTCGAATATGTAGGGTTACAGTTTGTCCCGGGCGCCAAGAAGGCAGTTGTTTTGGTTAACGATCCGCAAGGTTCCACAATTGGATATCGTCCAGAAATCCATGAATTAGATAAGGAGAGTCGAAAGCGATTTGAAGAAGAAGCTAAAGATGTTGAGATCATTCCATATGAACGATTCATGGATGAAATTAAGACCTATCGGAAAAAACAGGAAGAGAAGGAAGCCGAAGAAAAAACACTATATGCCCATCTATCCGATGAACAAGTAGAACAGATCGCCAGAAGAGAACTGAAAAAGAAAGGCAAAGATTTAACTGAGAGTAACTTATTTGATGAAATTCAATTGATTCAACATAAAAAGACTATTGAAAAGCAGATTTTAAAAGGTCATCCAGTCCCACCCGATATCCTTAGCAATTATCCAGACTTATTTAAAAAATATGAAGACATAAACAACAAATTATTAGAGAAGTCTGAAGGTAGAACACCAGAAAAACCAGATAATCTCATATCAGGACTCGTTGAACGTGCTGAATTATTGTTGAAGCAGGAACAACCTAACAACGCTGATGTAATCCTTCAGGAATTAAAAAATTACATGAAAAGAGTTGAACCTTCTCTTGCAGAAATGCGCCAGAAGATGCCCGATGATGCAATGACGAAAAAATTAGAGGAGAATTATAATTTAATTAAAAACCTATATGAAAGAATCAAAAATAAATTGAAGGAACGGAAGGAACTTAAACCAACAGAAAAAATCCAAATTTCTGATATACCTTTATCTCAAATTAAAACCGATGTTGATGCCTTTCAAAATCGCAAACGTGAATACAGCGAAGAGTCTGTAAATCGAATTGTTGAGGCTGCAAAAAAGGGTGAATTCCGATTTGAGGAGTTCGATCCAATTTTATTGTGGGAAGATCCGGAAACGAATGAATTGTATATCCTTGCCGGGCATTCAAGAACTGAGGCTTTTAAGCGATTAGCAAAAGAGGGTCTAACGGATTTTGAGAAAATCCCTGCCAAAATCATTCGAGGAGTAAGTAAACAGGAAGCTCAGGAAATCGCTAAACGATCGAATGTATTGGCCACAAAAGAAACGGCCGTCGAACGTGCTCAATACTACCGTGAACTCAGAAGACAGGGGAAAAGCAGAAAGGAAATCATTGAAGAAGCACAAAAATACGAAGGTCGAAACGCAAATCGAATCCTTGCTTATTCTTTCTTAAATCCAGACGGTAAAGTTATTGAAGCGCTTGAACGCACTGGTGAAGATCCGGATGTAGTTAAATATGCCCAATGGGTTGGGGAGGCCAGGCGTCAATTCACGGAACTTGAAGATTCCCACGAAACTGAGATGTGGGATTATTTAATGGAATTTGGTAAACGATTCGGTACATCTTCAGAATTCCGAGAATTCATAAATCGCGCAATCCAGAAACGTGGTGGTGGACTTTTCGGTGGAATTAAAGGCCAACCTCTTAATCTGAAAAATCTTGTACCACGTAGTGCAGATGAAATTGAATACGATGAAAAAATCGCGCATTTAGAAGGCGAACTCAAAGATGCCAAGAAAGAGCTTGATGAAAAACGTAAATATTTTCTGAAACAAGGGGCTGAAGGTGAACAATTAATTAATGCGCTAAAGCCTTATGAAGAGAAAGTTTCCGCAATTCAAAAGGAATTAATTGAGTTAAAGCAGAACCGAGATGAAGCGCTTAAAAAAATACGGCAATCTCAATTAGATCTATTCAGTCAAATAGAGAATCTTGAAAATGAAATAAGAGAGGAAGGTGTAAAGGATGAAACCATCCAGGAAATCAAACAAGGTCGTCGTGATGCCATCAACCGAGGAATTGAAGAAGCAACTGAAACGGCTCCAACTGTTCCTGAAAAAGCTGAGAAAGAAGAAAAACAACCTCCAACTGATCAGCAGAAGTTAGCTCAAAAATTAGAAAAGATTTTACCCGGCATTGAAAAGAAAATTGATGAGCTGGAAAATCCGGCGATTGCTCAACAACGTGTTACGCCGAGAAGGGCAAGAATTGCCGCCGGTATGGCCCGGGAAGCGGAATTTCTTAAGAAAGTGAGAGATATCATTAAGGGAATGATCACAGATGCGGAAAAAGGCCAATTGAATTCTGCTCTTTTCAAATTGGACACTCAGCAAATTATTAAAGATGTACTCAGATTAGAAAATTTTCCGGAAGTTGTTTTATATCCATTCCGACTCAACGATTTACTGAAAGACAGTGAAAATGTAAAAGGGATTTCCAAAGATAAAGCGATAATCAAGAAAATTGAAAAGAGATTATCCGGTGAAGGGGCAAAAGCTATATTATCTGATGTTGAAATCGATGCTGTAGAATCTATTCTGAAGGCGATTAAGAAACAAAAAGGTGAAATCAATCCAACATTGAAAATACTTGATGATACGATCAAACAAATCAGGCGATTTGAGCGTGCAGGAATTGAGACAACGGGTGACTTAAAAAAAGTTAAGAAGTTATTAAATGAATACATCAGACCAAAAACTGAAGCTGAAATTAAAGAAGAAAAGATTAAGGAACGTGAACGTGAATTAATCGGAACAAAAATAGAAAGCTACTTTCCGACTCCAAAGCCAATTGCGGAGCGGATGGTCGAAATCGCTGATATTAAAAAGGGCGATAAGGTATTAGAACCAAGTGCAGGAAAAGGGAATATTGCATTGGTCATACGTGAGAAAACAGGCGTTGAACCGGATGTTATCGAGATTAGCTCAACATTGCGTGAATTACTGGAATTGCGCGGATTTAAAATCGTCGGCCAGGATTTTCTGCAATTTGAAGGAGAATACGATAAAATTTTAATGAACCCACCGTTTGAGAACGGTCAAGACATTGATCATGTCCAGCATGCTTATCGACTGCTTAAACCCGGTGGCAAACTTGTGGCCATCATGAGTGAAGGCCCATTTAATAGAACAGATAAAAAGAGCGTCGAATTTCGTGAATGGTTAGCGCGAATTGGTGGGGAAAGTGAGAAGTTGCCAGAAGGAGCTTTTCTTTCTTCCGAGAGACCGACTGGAGTGAAGGTGCGGTTAGTAACTATCAACAAACCGGCAGAAGAAAATTCATTTGATAAAGTCATCGGTAAAGTGCCCATTGAGGAAGAAGAAAGATTCTATGGGACTAAGGTACTGGTTAAACCGGAAAAAGAATGGGAAAAGGAAGTTACTGGCACAATTGTTCGGGTACTTAATAATGGTGAGATTGTTGAGATTCACCCGGATTTCGTTGAGGATGATTTGGCAACATTCCGTGTTGATGCAAATCGAGTTTTAATTAAGCAATTAATAGATCATAAGGAGGCCAGAGATGAAGGCAAATCACAAGAGACTTCGAAAAGCATTGCAAAAGAAAGTGGTCGTGGACGTAAATACCGACTTTTACCACGAAGTCCAAGAAAATACGAAGAAGTTGTCGAAGCGCGGTCGGAATTCACCCGGAGTCCGTCGGAGGATCACTTACATCCGAGCATTAGCGGAATTTTAAAACCACATCAAAGAGATGGCGTTAATCTGGCAATTGAATCCATTGATAAAAATGGTGGTTTTTTACTTGCCGATGGAACGGGTGCAGGAAAAACAATGCAAGAACTTGCTATTGCGGCATATTATGCGGACAGAGAAAACAAACCTGCGCTAATCATTACGGAAAACGATCGAATTATCAAAGATGCGTTTGAAAAGGATGCGGCTGTACTCGGAGTGGAAATTGAGAGGTTCAAAGGGAACATTGAAGACAATAAAATTTATGTAGCTACATATCATGACCTTACACGCAAAAAGATCCCATTGTCTATTGGTTCGAGATTATCTGTTTTAATATTCGATGAATCTCACAATTTGAAAAATTTTGATAAAAGCGCCAAAGCGAAAAACGGGATTAGACTTGCCGAATATTCCGCGCGGGTACTTTATGCTTCGGCCACACCATTAGACAAACCCCAACAAATTTATTATTTGAATAAGCTCGGGATTTTTAAAGACTACAATGAATTCCTGGCCATCCTTAATGAACTGGGTGTCATTGAAGTACGTCGAAAAATCAACACGAAATATGGCAGAAAAGAAATCATTTACTATTCCAGGAAACCGGATGTAACTGCTGCAGAAATGGCCGCTAATTTGTCCCGTTACTTTGACCAGCTTACATCTGAAGGAAAGATGGTTAAACGTGAAGTATCATTGGATAAGCTGGATGTGGAAGTTGTAACGGTTCAATTACCTGATCAGGCATACATTGATCTTGAGGCCATCGACAAATATTATACAAATATGATGACCGGCGATCCAAAAATGGATGGATTGCTGAAGGCCAGGAATCTCATGGCGCAACGCCGGGCTTTAGAATATTACAAAGTAAATTCCACTCTGGAAATCATTGAGAGAGAGATTAAAGAAGGTAGACAAGTTGTCGTATTTGCCACAAGAGTTAATGCAACAGAAGTTGTTCATCGAACTCCAATTTATGATCAATCTGGTAATCTCGTGGACTACCATGTGGAGGTTATTTCTGCCACTGAAGGAACGATAAAAGAATTAGAGCAAGCTTTAACGGAGAAATACGGGGAAAATTCTTTTTCCAGAGTATATGGTTCTAATAAAGACGCGAAAAAAGAAATCCAGCGTTTTCAAAAAGGTGAAACTAAGGTATTGGTGGCAACCCCACAAAGCGGGGGTACGGGCATCAATCTGGATGATGTAATCGGCGATAAGCCGCGAAGTATGATTGTTATTACGCCGCCATTTTCAGCGATGGATAACGTCCAGATGGCTGGCCGTATTGTTCGTGTAACGACTAAATCCCGTGCAAAAGTTTACTTTATTTTTTCTGATACAGAAGTCGATGAATGGAATAAGGCAATCATTTCTTATAAAATGAAAGCGCTGGGAGCAACGGTAAAAGGGGATGTCAAAAAACTTGATATTGAAGAAGGCATTGTTGAATCCAGCGAAGCATTAGTAAATGAAATTCTTGAAGAAAAGGGGAAATCCATCCGGAGACGGCGCCAAGGAGAAGGATTTGCTGTGGCAGCTGGCACCGTTCGTCCGATTCAGGCTCCGGCGGATTTGATTGTTGATGTGGGCGAGCAGGAAGCAATGTCCACTAAGGATTTGATCAGAAAATTACGTAAGCTGTTCCCGGAGGTCCAATTCAGAAAGAAAAATCTGGATCGATGGCTCAAAGAGATTAAAGCGAAATATTACGTTTACGGATTGGTCAAATCCAGAAGTGAAGCAGATATTGACGCTATTGCCCATGAATTAGGTCATTACCTGCAAAATCGCATGTTTGGTAAAGTGGATATTGATCAAGACTTCGGCAAAGAAGTTTTCAACGCTGAGCTAAGAAATCTGGACTATGATCAGGATTTGAGACGCACTGCCGAAGGGTTTTCTGAATTCATTCGTTTATGGTTAACTGGAGAAGATACAAAACGATATGCACCTAACTTTACAGAATATTTTGAAAGTGAGATTCTTGAAAAACATGATAAAAATAAAAGCTTCCGTAAGGCACGGAAATTAATTAAGAAATTTAGAGAACAGGGGATCGAGAATTTTGTCAAAGCACAAGCGGGCCTAACAGAACCGAGAAATCGGCTTAAACGAATTAAAGAAGTGCTAAAGGATATCGGGGATTCACCTTTTGAACACACGCTAAACAGTATCGCGTTGCTCTATCAGCGTCTGCGTCAGAAATTCGTTGATGATGCGGCAGTTGTTGAGTGGTTATTTAAAAAGATGCTGGGAGCTAACTATTATGGTCTCAGGGCAAAAGAGAATCCCATTCATATTTACCGCAATTTTAAGATGAAAGCTGGAGCGATTGCCGATGAAATGATTAATAATGGGGTTTACGATATTCATACTGGTGAAACAATTACCCGTGGCATCCGGCAAATCCTTAAAGATGTCGTAGATCGCGGACATCGATTAGATGATTTTCTGATGTACATCTATGCAAGACATGCATTGACCTGGTGGAATCCAGTGGAAGAGGGTGTTGAACCGAAAAATCCGGGGATTTCCGAAGAGCAGGCAAGGTACATTGTAGATAAGTACAAAAATAAGGATTTTGATGATCTCGGCGATGAAGTAACGAAATATTTTGATGAACTTTTGCGAATGGTCATGCGCGAGGGTGGTATATCCGAAGAGCTCTATCAGAAGATGCGTGATCGATACCCATATTACATTCCTTTGCTCAGGAATTTATTAAGTGATAAAGACCTTGTTTATGCTATTACTCGAAGAGGTTTGGCCAATCAACCTTCACCAATCAAGCGTGCGAAGGGATCTGATTTACCGTTGGAGCCAATGATAAATGCGTGGATTAAACATACGGAGCGAATGGTAATATGGGCCCAGAAAGCGCGGTTAATGAATGCTATGGTCAATTTGACCAATTTTGAAGGTCTGTCTGCATTGATTAAAAAGACCAGCCCGCCGGTGGAGGCAAAGACAATTAGTGTAAATAATTTAGTAGATATGCTAACAGATCTTGGCGTGGTAGAACCAAATGAAGATATCGGGGACATCGATATAAAATTGAATCTTTTTTTTACGCAGGTTTATTTCAACAAACAGGGTATTCCAGTAGTATCTGTTTGGGAAAATGGAAGACGCAAATGGTATGAATTGCACCCAGAACTTTATAAATTCATTATGCAGATTGACGCGAAACCTGTTACTGGACTTGCTAAATTTCTTGCCCCTTTTGCAAGGGCAGTGCGCCTCGGCGCTACGGGTATCAATCCTTCTTTTATATTTATCCGTAACGCACTCCGGGATTCTTTTGAAGGTTTGGTAATGTCACAAAGCGGAAAAACAATCCCATTACACAATACAGTTAGCGGTCTAATATCCGAACTAATGCGCGGAAAGGAAGTATCGGATGTGTTGAAGCAACTGGGCATTGATCCAAAGATGGCCGAGCTTTATGCAAAATCTGGTGGTGTGATGTCCACCATGGCCGGATATGACCGCGCGAAACTCGAAGCCATGGCCGATTTGCTCATCGAACGTGTGGACGGGAATGTAATTAAATTTGGGATGAAACATCCGGTTGAAGGCTTAAGATTACTGTTTTCTGCCATTGAAAATGCAACACGCATTGATGAGTTTAAAAAAGTTTACTATAAAGTACTTAAGGAGACCGGGGACAAAGAGGAAGCCTTTGCCAGAGCCGCCAGGGCCAGCCAGGATGTGACTGTGGATTTTGCACGTGCAGGAACCGTTGGTCGTGAATTAAATCAGATTATTCCATTCTATAATGCGGGTATCCAGGGATTCTCAAAATTTATCCGTGCTTTCTTCACAGAAAAAGAGATTACTGGCTATGATCCTTACACACAAAGACCAGTTTACACCCGAATTAATGCCGCAAAACGATTCGCGAAAGGGATCGTATGGCTTGTAGGGCTATCAATGCTTTCTTATTTTCTGCGGAATAGAGATGAATGGGAAAAACTGGAACCACATTTCCGATATAATTATTTCCACTTCTGGATAAACGGAACGCATTTAATCATTCCTACGCCCTTTGTCATAGGTGCTCTGTTTCATGGGGCTACACAAACGCTGCTTCTGGAATTAGAAAATGATCCCGAAGTAACCGAAGAGTATTTGAAATATTTATTTTACGAACAATTTGTAAGTCTATTCCCCTTGCCAATGAATATTGCTGGAATCGGCCCCTATATGCAGGTTATGGCAAATAAGGATTGGGCGGGCAGGCCTATTGAGCCTAAATATGCGCGAGAAACAAAACCACCGTCTGAAATTACTTATCCCTGGACCACCAAGACAGCCGAAATGGCGGTGAAAAAGATATTGAAACCGCTGGGGATTGATGGTATATCACCAATTCAATTAGAATATTTACTCAATGCTTATACCGGCGGATTATTTGGCCGAATTATCAGACCAGTAGAAGCAGTTACGGGTATAAAGGAAAAAGAAAAGCGCGAAGAACTGGCAGATCTGCCTATCATCGGTACATTATTTGCACGGGATATGCCGCTAAGAAACAAATACACGCAGAGATTTTATCGTGAATATCGTGAAATGTTAATTCGCAGAAATACAGAGAATCCGCATCCATTAGAGCCTTTTATTAAATACACAATCAAACGGATTCGCTCTATTCAGCGGAATAAGAAATTGACGAAAAAGGAAAAAGACAAACAGATTGCAGATATTATTACACAGAATTGGAAACTCGTTGAAAAATGGAAAACGGAAGATAAAGAGCGATTAAAAGTGTTGAGAATAAAGATAAAAGCACGTAAATTTAAGCCCGAAGAATATTTTGAATATATTTATTTGCAGAATAAATTTAAGGTTAAAGAAAGAGAATTGATAGCAAAATAAGGAGATGATTATGAAAAATAATATTAACACAATTCTTTTGATAATTGTGGTAATCATCCTTCTCGGCAATCTGAATTTTCGAAAGAACGTTGCTTTCGAATATTATGACACTTTTAAGTTATTTCCGGAAAATCCGGCTGATAGTATATTCTGGGAAGTCGTTACTGACAGCAATACCACTTTGAACCAGTGGCCCTATAAACGTGTCAAATTCATGAATTCTGAAACGGATACGCTGCTTTCGGTGCCAATTGAGAATCGGTCGGGATATGCCTTATTAAGCATCCGGGCAGAACCGATTGATTCGATTTATGTGAATGTTTATGTAGGTCAATTTGTTGGGAGATCAGTGGGAGATTCCTTAGGGATGAAATGGTATAAGATTACTACGCAAACAACAAAGTTTTCGGGTACCTGGAATTTAGCCGACAGTACATGGTTTTCCTCGATGGCACACCCATACTCTATGATAAAAATTGAAGAAACAAAGCCAGTGAAAACGAAGTTCGTTATTGACTGGGTAACTTACAAAAATTA